TATTATTCATACTATGCTTTCATAATAACAATGCTTATAGGTGCTGATAATGCAGCGAGTATTCGTGAACTCAAATATTTCGGCACCCCCGGTCCCACGACCCTCGATAAGGGTTCGCTGACGTTAGGAAGGTCCCTCGATGTGCCCCGCGTTTCGCGGTACGACGTGGATACGGAAACCCCGAGACCCGAGAAGTTGGTGTTGGATTTCGATACCACCGTGAATAGCTCACCTACAGATATCTCGGGGCAGGGGAATCATGGGACGTTTAAGGGAACTGCCTCCTACTCCCCAGCTGAAAAGGCATTCTTTTTTGATGGGAATAGTGATTATATACAAGGAACACTTAATTTGAATGGTAGTGAACTAGATGGTTCCTATACTCTGTCAGCGTGGGTAAAAAGATCGAGTACGACGAATAACGAGTCATTTTTATTTTATATCGGGGTAGACAGTACCGGTGACTCGATAGGTTTTTATAGTGACACTGTAACCAGCTATAAACTATTTCATTATAATGCTACAACTGCCTATGCCACGTCACAGCCAAGTATTCTTAATACATATCGTCATATAGTGGCTACATATGATGGTACATACCGGCGAATATACATAGATGGTGTCATGATCGACGTAACGAATACGGGTGTATCTGCACCCCTCGGCATACCAAACAATCCTACATTCAGTTTAGGTATGCGATATACGAATCTGAGTGATTCAAATGAATATTTACATGGTTATATGTCCAACCCCAAAATTTACTCAGTCGCCCTCGAACCCTCGGAGGTCAAGAAACTCTACAAGTTGGGCCGAACCGGGCGGTCCATGGTCATCAGCGACACGGCCGTCGGTATCGGGAAAGTCCCTGAAGCTCAGTTGGACGTGAGGGGGACTGCGAGGTTTGATCACGCAGAGGCAACTGATACTATAGCATGTAACTCACTCGCATACGGACTCAGTGGAAATCTCACGACACCAAGGGATCACACGTGTTTGGCACAGAGACAAGTCGCACGCGGTAATCCATGTGTGATAACGTTTAAGGTTGATTACCTTAATAGCTGGGTTCCTGGTATATTAACTTTAACAGGTTCCACGGTTAACACTAATTCATCATCCTTCTCGGGTCATTATGCGGTAGTGGCATACCGACGACTTTCCCAGAACGGTGGCAGTAATCCAGGTGATATAGATGTTAGTACCATGTTCTCCCAGAATACATCGGGGAACAGTTTTGGTACGACAATCGATGGATCAGGAACATTTAACATAGTGTACAGTGCTGGTGGTGGGTTTGGTTCTCAGGATACACTCCAAATAACATATTCGGGTGGTGGTTCCCGTGATGTATTCGTAGCAGAATGTGTTGAGTTTAGTCGATTATATTATTAGTAATATAATAAGATGCTCGTTACTGTATCCAAACCCAATAATAATGGGAATGCCGTTGTATGGAATACAATCACAAACAATGGATTCATACATAGCGGACCTGAATTACCGTCTTATTTAATCGAAGAGGGTGACACAGATCATATACTATTGACAATTCCAGAAGAAGATATAGAAATGGCTAATAAACTGATTAGACCATTCAATGCTACTCCATATGTGAAAATAGACGATTCCGGAAATTATTACATCGATGTACGTTCTGAAAAATCCATTAACACATTCAAACGTCAAAATAGTATCAACATCATAGAAACAAGAAATAAGAAACTAGCCGAAACAGACTGGACTCAGCTCGCCGACGTGTACATGGATGGCGTAACACGTGGTAAATGGAACGATTATAGACGTCAACTACGTGACCTTCCTACTACGGGAATTACGTATGACGAAGATTTCTTTCCAGTAAGCGTAAATTGGCCCACCCCTCCTCAGTGAACAGATCCCATTTTATATGATAGTGACAGCACTTAAAAATAAAGTCTCACTATATTATAAAATGTCTGGTGGTATCGCCCAACTCGTCGCCGTAGGTGCTCAGGATGTACACCTCGTCGGTCAGCCCGAGGTATCTTTTTTTAGGTCTACCTACAAACGTCACACGAATTTTTCCCAAACTGTCGAGCGTCAGGTCATTCAAGGCAACGTCTCGAACAACGGTATGTCGACCGTCCGCTTCGAGCGCAAGGGTGACATGCTCAACTACGTCTACCTCGTTCCCAACGACGGTAGCGCGACCCAAGCTATTGGTACCTGGTCCGATGTGATTGATAAGGTGGAACTTCTCGTGGGTGGTCAGGTTATCGATGAGCAGGATTCGACCTACTCGACGCTCATCGCGCCTATCCTCTCCGCGACCAACTCTTCCAAGTCCGTCGCCAGTGACCTCTACGGTGGTGCGACTGCCGAGCGGTTCTACCCTCTCCGCTTCGCCTTCTGCGAGAACTGGCAGACCGCCCTTCCTCTCATCGCCCTTCAGTACCACGATGTAGAGCTTCGTATCACTTGGGGTGGTTCCGCTGCGAACTACAAGTGGGACGTCTACGCCAACTACGCGTACCTCGATACCCAGGAGCGTGAGATGTTCGCTTCTCAGCCCCTCAACATGCTCATCACCCAGGTCCAGAAGGCCGTGTCTTCCGGTTCCAAGATGCAGGAGCTCAACTTCAACCATCCCGTAAAGTTCCTCGCCGCCGGTAAGGCGACTGCTCTTTCCATCCTCAACAACGACAACAAGCTCAAGCTCCAGATTAACGGTACCGACGTCGCCGACTTCAAGTTTGCCGATCCCAACTTCTCCCACGTTCCTCTCTATTACCACACTTCCAACGCTTCCAAGCCCGCGACCCTCAAGACGCTGTTCTTCTACCCCTTCTGCCTCGACGCGGGTAAGCTTCAGCCTACTGGTACTCTGAACTTCTCCCGTCTCGACTCGGCTCGTCTCATCAACGACAACCAGAACGTCAGCGATGACATTTATGCCGTGAACTTCAACGTATTACGCGTTGAGAATGGTATGGGTGGTCTATTATATTCTAACTAAGTAGTAAAAGATGCTTTGGAAAATATTTTTTCTTCTATCCATCGTTTTTGTATTGACGTACGATCCTAAGTCCAGGACACTCGAAACCTTTGTCGGTCAGCCCAAAACGCCGTCCACAAACAAATCGTGTGAAAACGCGCATTACGAAGCCGTTCAATTCGCTCAGACCCCGTACGAGTGTCCTACACCCGGTAAGACCAAGATGGGTGTAATTACTTAAAAAGAAGATGTTAGTTTCAATTATAAATGGTCCCAGTCACGAAGGACACTCTTTTAGTCGTCGCCACCGTCGTGTGTGCCGTCGCTCTCGTATTTCTGTTTAAGGAGATGAACAAGGCCAAGAAGGATATCGATGGGTTCAAGAATTTTTCAGCCCAGGTCGTCAGGCACCTGACCGCGCCCCCTACCACCGAAGAGACACCTGTTTCTGACGCGGAAGACGAGCCGAAGAAAATCGAGGTAAAGGAGGATGAATAAACATATCGCCTTATAATAACTTGCGAATGCGCAATGAAAAAGTACAAAGCGATTGCAATACCGGTTAGCTTTGCTGATGGGAAACCCCGGTTTCTCACAGTAAGGGATTGGCGCTTTAAGGATTGGATTTTCGTCACAGGTGGATGTAGACGACGGGAGATTTTCAATCCTTTACGATGTGCCTTAAGGGAATTAGAAGAGGAGACACGAGGGGTTGTCTCACTAAAAAATGGAGAATACACCGAATTCAAATTTACAGTCAAGGAGAGTCCAACAGTAGAACTCGAGTACAATGTATATATCTTTTTCGTCAACTTTTCTCGTTCGGAACAGCAGACCCAGGTCCGAAAGTTCTATGAAGAAAAGCACAAGATGCAGTTGAAAAAATTAAACAATCAACCCATCCGTAAAACCCACGATGAAAACGATTACATGAGTTACGATACCCTCGAGGAGTTTAACACACGTAAACGTTGGAAACTCATAATCGATAACGTTCTTAAAAACCCTAAATTCTACGCGTGCATAAGTTCTCATAACAGAAAAACCTTCTCTATTAAATAATGAAGTCTAAGGCTTTCATTTTAAGACAGATTGGTGAACTGCTCGAGAAGAACAGGGGTATGTGTGAACAGGAAGTAAATGAATGGATGGCTCAGAATGAAGAAAGGACGGTCTACGAATTATTGACCTTTAAGAAGGAACTTTCACAGACGAAGGAATATCCGGACGTTTCTTGTATGAAATGGTTTAGAGATGATGAACGATAAAAAGATATGTTTAAAAAGTGGTACGCCAATAATGCGACCAATCTATCACATGTGCTCATGGACGGAGGAAAGCTCTCTGTGCCATTTGATAGGTTGAACGAATTTTATGATGTCTACATAGATGCTGTTACATCGGGAAAGAAGATTTACGTCGTGGAACAGAAGAGTGATACGTATAACTTTTTCGTCGATATCGATTATAAAGACCCACAACCTTTGGGAATCGATGACATTCAGGACATTTCTAAGGTTATCTGTGAGACGGTAAAGTTTCACGGTGGTAAAGAGTGCCTCATTTCGGTGGCGAAGCCTAAGCAGTGTGGGTCACTCGTGAAGACTGGTGTACACCTGAACTGGCCAGGATTCGTCGTCGATCAGGCGTCCGCCATCGCTCTTCGGGAATATATTCTCGTATCACTCGCCAAATTTAACCGAAACGTCGAATGGAATGATATCATAGACGCATCTGTCTACGGAAGCGTCGTGCGTCGGTCGAAAGGGAGTGGATTCAGGATGCCGTGGTCGTACAAGCGAGCGAAACACGAGGCGTGTGGTGCACGAGGGTGTAAAGACTGTGAGAACGGTCAGGTGGACCAGGGTCCGTATCTCCCTTTGT